CTCCAGCGTTTTTTATTTTCCATCTTGGCACAGTCTCAAGTGATGGACTTGTCCAACTAAATTGAACACCATTAACTGTTTGAGTTTCACCAGCAACTGTTGAAGGGTTGATATAACCATTAAGGTCTGCTGATTCAATATTGTGGCCTGATGCTGAATATGAAAATCCAGAATTGTATTGATGCGAGGTAATCGTCTCATTAATTACTGATTGCGAAGTTGAACTCATAGTCGAACTTCCTGAACGAAATTGTGGAACAATAGGGGTAGCAAGAGTTCTTACAGGTAATATTAATAAAACTAGCAGCCAAAGTCTAGTCAATTTCTATGCTAACGGTAGTGGAGGCGATGCAACTTGTACCAGATCCTCCACCAACGCAAGTTGTGATTCCAGATGATAACGAAGTAAGTGCTAAATCACCTTTTGTACCTCCGCTAATAACTGTAGTCTGTCCACCTAATACTGGTAGGGTTGCTATACCACTTGATGGAGTGATTGCTGATTGAGTTACGTCTCCAGCTTGATATGATTCCGATAAAGAAAACGCTGATCCAGCATTTGTAACCGTTTTATTTGTATTTACTAAAGCTGGAACACCATTACTTAAACTGCCTAAATTTAATCCACCGATAGCATTTGTAACGACACTATCCCCTGTTCCAGTTGAAGTAGTCACATTGTTCCCACTTATGCTGTAACTTGAAGGGGCTGCATTGGTAATTACATAAGGCGAGTCTATGGAAATCTGTGCAGAGGTCACATATTTAGCCGTTATATTTGCAAAAGCACTAGATGGTAAAAGAAAAATAATAATTGGTAGAAGTTTCTTCATTTTTTTACTACTCCAACTTTGGAATCTTTATTGTCAACTATCTTAACATTACCATTTTGTTTCTTTTTGTCATTACCTTTTTTAATATTTAGCCCATATTGTGCAGTCACAGCACTCAGAAGTCCAGCAGCAAAAGTTGTATCAATTTGTCTCGTGGGGTTTGGATTAAAGTATGACCAAGAAATCACAGCTAAACTCCAAAAAAGAATAATAATCTGAACCACATTAGCAATCAGACCATTACCATCCTTTTCTTCTTGATCTTCCATGAGATTAAGGTTCCTTGTTTAATACTAGCAATTTAGCTAAGTTAGGAAAAGAAAACAAATTCTTATGTTAAAAATTTTAAAACCAATCTTACTAAGGTTTTTTACAACCACTGCCGTTAAGAGACTGATCGTTGATCTTTTACGTTCAGTTTCAAAGCAAACCTCAAATACACTTGATGATAAAGCTGTGGATATTTTAGAAAGCCAACTCTTCCCAACAAAATGATTAAAAAATTTTTAAACATTGATATAGAAAAAGCTCCACCAGAAATGGAACTAGAAGTTGAGATTCAATGCAGACAGATTATGGAGTCAAATGAAATTGATGACATAAAAAAATACTGCACTCATTTGATCAGGCACAAGTTAAAACAAGATATGTTTTTATCGTCAATCTTAAATCACTTTGTGGATCTTGAATTTATAAAACCTGTCCGTAAAAAAAGAAGATTCAGATTATTTTAGATATTTATTTTCATATTCAATAACTTCTTCATCTGTAAAATCTTTTATTAACATTTGACTTACTTTGTCAATTTCATAATTGTGCTTAAGGATTGCGGTTCTGATATGCTCAGACACCCAATTTCCATCTTTAAAAACAACTTGAGCCTTGTTTCTTTCGTTTATAAAAACATAGTGATCTTGTCCTTTTAATTGAATATCTAATAGATTTCTTTCTAAATTTTTAATTTTAAGCTCTTTGAGTTTTCTTAATTTAAACCCACTTGATTTTTTAATTTTTGTCATGTTTTAGATTGGATTCGATTAATAAAGCTAGTCTGTGCAATGAACCTAAAGATTCTAATTTTCTTTGAACTTGTTTATATTTTTTATCGTCATTAAATTCATTTAGAATTTGCAAGCCTTGTTTCAATTCAATCTCGGTTGCTATTTTAATTGCTTCACTGCATCTTTTAACAGGTTTTGTTTTAAGATGAACAGTTTGTAAAGCAATAGCTCTGCCACCGATAACACTGATTAATTGATTGATTGCTTCCAAATCTGGCTTCATAATACATCAAAATTGGTTATTTAGTTAAAAACAGTTTATATCGTGAACTGTAAACGATAGTAAAAAATTGAGTTGAAGGGGATCGATCTGCATGGAGCCATTCTGAACAACAGCAAAATGCAATAATCAAAGTGTTAGGGACAGTTTTAATCGTAAACTGACAACGATTGAATTGAGTCAACAAGCAATGAGTCGAAAAAAAATGTCGCAAGTGAGAATGAGTTAAGTCGAATCATCACCTCGCAAACCTATTAAGTTATAGAGGTGTTAAAGAAGGTTTTATCGTTAACCCACAACGATTGATTGGAATCAAATGAAGTCGGACCGCTATGAGCCACAACAAAGCAAATAGATCCGAACTGAGCTTAGTTGAGCCGAATCATCATCTCGCATACTTATTTAGTAGTAGAGATGTTAAGAAGGTTTTAATCGTGAACCTTAAACGAGTTGGTTTCGGGGCGTTGATGCAAACTGCATGGCGTAACAGGAAAGAGCCGAGCGGAGCGTCAATGTCACCTCATCAACCTATTAAGTATTTGAGGTGTTGATGAAAGTTTTAATCGTAAACTTACAACGAGAGCTGCAAATCAAGCCAATCAGAGCCGCTTAACGCCACTTCAACGAGAAACGCAATGATAATGTTCATCTTTCTAAGCTATTAACTTTAAAAGATGATGTAAAAAGTTTTAATCGTAAACTTTCAACGAAATGCTTTTAAGGGAATTACGGCAGAAGGTACAGCACAGAGCCGATTGACGTTACGGGGAATGACTCTGATCAGAGCTATTGAGACCCACGGAGACCAGCGTAAAGCGGATCGGCAATAAGTAGCGAAGCTCGCTAATCATCTCATCAACCTATTAAGCATCAGAGACGTTAAAACACTTTTGATCGTGAAGTGTGAACGATTGGGAAGCGGTACGCCAAATAACGAGAATCTACACGGCACAGCATCGGCTTTGAGGCGAGCGACTAGGGATGGAGCAGCTAAGTTTGCTGATAATTAATCTTCATCAGGAGGTTTAATCTTTGGGACAGTGCCACCATCTTTTTCAATACGTAGCACTTGTTTTTTAGCTCCATCAATAGCAGCAGCAATGAAAGAATGTCGGCCTTGATTTACTTGAAGTTGATCCCTGTCATATTGACCAAGATTGTCAACATCAATTCGATTAAACATCTTTCTAGTGCTTCTGCGGTGTTTGGTCAAGCCTTGATAAGCCTGACCGTTTAAGTAATCAACAGCTTGTGGGTCTGTTAATACAACTAAAGCACCTTTGTCTTGTCTAATAACAACTGGCTTATTAATTTCCAGTCGGTTTGATTCAATCCATTGTTTGACTTGAAGTGACCTAAAACTCATGTCACGACTTTGAGTGATGGATGAAGAAATCAGTTTTTTATCAGTTAAGACAAAGTACATTTCTTCGACCTTTTCAGCAGAGATTCTCTCTCCCTTTTCAATATCTCTCCATGCTATGCCACAGACAGATAATGGTAGGTCATTTGGATTTTGTTTCAAGTTCTACCTCCTTTATTTCAGTGACTTCAAATCTTCCGTATCTAGGTCGCCAAGTACCTAAACCTTCAGCTTTGCCAGCCATGTTTGCAATCCTTCTAAGTTGATCCATTCCCATCAACTCATCATCAAGTAAGACTTGAAACCTTGCCTTCCAATCAGGTAAGTAAAGTCTGTTTACCCAAACCCCACGACCTGTGAAGGCAGCCAATTGCAATTTAGGCTCTCGATGATTTATCATCTCGATTGCATTCTTTGGCCCATCATATTCAATCTCTGGGTTGTTGTGAACAATAACAGACCTTAGGACATCTTTTCCTAACTTCCATTTTGTTGCAGCATTCCTCAGACATTTTTGAAAATTAGCACTTGGCATGTAGGGTCGGCTGAACCCTTCAAAGTCAACGGTGTTCTCACCCTCGTCAACGTTTACCTTTCCTTCATCTATCCAGTAGCCAGATAAAAGCCAGTCAAGAACTCTGACGGCTCTGTGAACTCCATCAGTTTTTGCTTTACCTTTTTTATCGGTAAAAAATTGTTTATATTTTGCATAATCACCCAAAGGGTCAGAATATGCGACGTTTGAACAGAGAAGGCCATTTAAACCTTGGACTGTGATCTCTAAGTTTCTTTGAGACATGGTTGATTGTTTTTTGTAAATTAAAATCTGTTTGTGTCGTTAACAGAAAACGATTGAATCGAAATAAGCCAAATCAACTCGCATAGCGTGATATAACGATTGATAGCTGCGTTAGGACTTACACCAAAGGTTGCCTAAATTTAAAAGGGGATTTCGTCTACCTCATCGTCAGGTTTTGCTACTGATACAGATCCTGATATAAACCCAGTGCCTTTTTTTGATTCTTTATGCCATGCACTGACAGGTATTTTTATAACTTTCTCGCCAGCATAATTATCCTCTCCTGATTGCCCTGTTATCCATTCTGCAAATGCCATCGCATCTTGCAAACTGAACTCAACAGAACCACCCATGTCAGGTGATTTCTCTGACTTTTTTTGAGAGTTGTTAAAAAGAACTAATCGTCCTGAGAATAAATTGTCGTAAGCCATAATTAAAAAATGTTTTTAGGAGTAATTTTGTTTTCTTCTTCCCAAGTTATGACTTGGTCTAAAGAATATCTGACTCTCGGTATTTGAGGAGAGGTTGCCTGTTTTGGTATTTCATACCACTTCGGTCCAATTTGTTTATTTTGTTTTTTGCTTTTTAACCTCCAACGTCGGATTGTGTTTTCAGTAATTCCATAGCGTTCTGCTAATTGTTTACTGTCAAAGTAAGTTTCATTCATAATAAAGATGCCTCCTTTTGAACAATTGCATTTTTAAGTTTGAAAATATCTTTATCTGATATCTTTCCATCTCTAAAACTTGCATCAAGTCGTTGTTGGATTTGACTAAGTTTTTGAGGAGAGTCAGCTTTTTCTATATATTTAAAAGCCAACTCTGTTATCGAAGGTGTGTTTTGAGGTCTTTCCCTGCTGTTTGAAGCCCACTTTTTATCTTTATCGTAAAGAGATAAGCCAAACTGATCGCCAAAGGATATCAAGGCTCTTTTACGTGCATCTGATTCGGCTTCTTTTATTGCTGATTCATGATTGTCACCAATTCCGCTTTTTAATTTGCCATGCCCTGCACCGACTCCTTCTCGAACAATATCGCCTACCGTTATCCGTACCTTTGCTGTATAGGTTACAGATTGTGGTTCTGAGTTAACACAGATAGTTTCGATTGTTTCTGATGACCAAGCACCAAATCCAAAGATGCGATTGCACTCATCCATAACTTTCCAACTTTCGACATAAGCTAGTTTCATGCCACCGCCACCAGCCCTGAACGACACTTCATCTGGGTTGATTGGTTCACTCAAAAGTTGAGTTTGATTTTCAGTAAAGTCCATAATTAATTTGTTAAATAAGCCCAATTAGGCAAAGATAAAGTTTCAACAGTCTCGCTATATCCACGCCAATAATTATCGGTGTGGCATTGTGATATCTGTTTTAAAGCGAGTGACCGCAAGTTGCGACCCTCATCAAGTGCATCATCATCAAGGGAATAAACCCCAACAGCGTGAGGATATACCTTCTCAACAAATACAAAATAAAATTCTTTTGCTCCAGTCACTTCTAAATAATGTGCTGCTTGCAAATGATATAAATATCGTGCAATTGTTTTGATTGCATTATCAGGAGAAGCACCACCTTCCCCTGTGGTTTTTAAGTCGATAATAATATCGTCAACCATCCAGTCGGGCCTAGCTTTTACTGCAAGACCTGTTTTTTGGTCTTGAATAAAGTAACTAAGTTCTGGCTGCCCAAAGGTTAAAAACTTTGAGGCCAATGAATGACTATGAACCGAAGCTGCAAGTGCTGTTGACAAGTCATATTCTGATTGTGAAATTGGTTCTTTGCCTTGAGCAATAATTTCTTCTGCTGCTGCCTTGCCAGCTTTTGTTGTTCTGTTTGGGCAGATAACATAATGCTGTGCTGCCCTTTCAGTTTCTAAAGTGTAAGCGTGTGCAAGTTCTCCATCTCGAAATGCCTTTTTTAGAACTGGTGCGTGGTCAACTTTGCCGTCACCATATTTCAATTGATGCCAAACTTTAGGACAAGTTTTGGTCCAGCTTTTTAGGTCTGACGCACTGATATCATCTTTTGCATGATATTCAGCGTTAGACATATTCATAAGGATTGGTTCTGCATAAGTCATTTCCAATCCCTCCCTGCCTCTGCGTTGCCAACATAACTGAGTGGCTTTCTTGCGTTTCTTTCTCTGAAGGCATCCATGCTTGCTTGTTCTTCTTTTGTGAAGTTAAGCTGCCCAACAAGGTGGCTGTAATCGTAGCCAACATGCTGTGCCAACATAGTTACTTTGAAATAATAGTCATTGTATTTGGCTCTTATTTCTGTTAAATACCACTCTTTATAAACCATGTAATTTCTGAATTTTCTGGTGTAAACGATATCAGTTAAACTGTCTGGAGTGCCGAGTGAAACTCTATAATTATGGTCGTTCATCCAGTTGTTAAAGTCGACTGCGAAGCATTGTTTAAGTCCGTTATCATCTTTATATCTGCTAAGTTCTAAGCCTGTTTCAAACCTTTGTAAAGGCTGGACAATTTTGGATAGCTTAGTTTTGTAGCAAGAGATAAGCATTTGTATCTCTGCTTCGGGTAGGTTTTCGTAAATCATTTTTTAAGTGCCTCGCAGGCAGTTTGTATACCAGAATGGCAGTGAATTTGGGTTGACTTTTCAAGGGAATGGCTGAAGCCTGTATAAAACAGGCCAGCGATTACTAGGTATAAAAAGAAGTTGCTCATTTATTTGCTCTCCACAATGTAATGTTGCTCAAGAAAATTTCTGTATCTTGTAGGAGTTGTGCCTTTGATACGCTTAATCAGGTCGGTGTGAAAAGTAATTTTTTCAACATCACCGTCTCTTGTGTCAAGGCTCATATCCCAATATTCATGCTTGTAAGTTACGGTTGCAAATTTAGCACCGTCGAACATTATGATTGAGGTAAATGGAGTGCAAACTGAATCTTGATGGCTATCAAGAATAGTGACGTCATTTCGTAAAGAGCCACTTCTGCGTGTCTCTATTTTTTCTAAAAGTTGTTTTTGAAAGGTGTCCACGTTTTTGTTTGGTAAGGGAACTCGCCAATCTCTGGCTTACTAATATATTACCTTAAGTTGATATGTGAGTCAACCTAATGCACTCTAATATAACTTAATGTGTTCATAACGTTTTATTGTAGCAAGCAACTAACCAAGAAGCATCTAAAGACTTAAGGTCAGACACAAATTGGTCATCAGAGTAGCTTTGGTCATTAAAGAACCTGTTTGTTAGTTCAGCTTTTGCTTGCTGGTATTGTTTTTCAGTCATTTGTAATCCTTTTGGTTTTTTATATTTGAAAAGAACCATTCATCAAATTCTTTTTTATCAGCTTTCAAAAGCCTGTCGGCTTCGCTTAATATTTG